TCTTTAGCTACCTTCATTGCTTCTGCAGCTTTTGCCTTAGCATTAACTACGTCCTTTACTTGGGACAGGGTAGCACCTGGAGTTTTTAGTTTTGCTGAATCGTCATCAGACTTGTAGTTTTCTGGAGTAGGTCCACCAAGGTCTTCCCAGTTTCCTGTTTGACCTGGAGTTGCAACTGGTGTTGCACTCTTTGATGGTGATTCTGCTGGTTTTGCGTTAGCATTAACAGCAGTCTTGGATTGCGTAGTGCCTACTTCCATTTCCTGTAAATCTTTGCCACTGGACATTTGTTACTCTCCGATAAGACTGTATATCTTTAATCTATATTTATTTATAAATTATATATTTGATAAAAACTGTTGGAATAAGTCAAGCTTATGCTCATCCAATACTTTTTGATCAACCAAAGTATTTATTCTGTTATAAGTTTTCTCTGCAAGTTGCTCACGGAGAATTCCTCCGTCCCAAATCCACTCCTTTCCTTCCATGATTCCAGATACAAATGCATCAGGTGCAGAAGGATCAGCAACAATATCAGCAGCAGTTGCTAACATGAAATCTTCACCAACAACAGAATAACCTTCGTTTGATGGACGGAGTGAACCTACACCACGAGAAGAAACACCAAGGCAAACTCCTTCATCTAAAAGGTTTGCTGCAATTTTACCCATTGGAGTTTCAAGGATTTTAGCTTTTCCTTTAAAATTACTACCGTCTCTTTCAAGTACAGTAATTTTATGTGAAACTCTATCTAGGTTCACCGTTGGACCATCAGGATGACCCAGTTCACCTAGAGCACGACCTTTTTGAATGAAGTTTTCGTTATAACGTTTTACTTCTTTCTCAAGAGTTCTCATTTCATAGAGTCTCTTGTTTCTATTTGGTCTATCTGCTTGTAGAAAAATTCCCTCAATAAAAAGGGATTTTTTACCATTCTCCTCTTCGGTAATTACTGTTACCTTTTCGATTTCTTCTGTGATTAGTTTCATTTTAGTTAGTAAATGCTACTGGGGTTGCTACGACAGTTCCACCTGCTACTGAAATTGCTGCACCAATATCTTTCTCTATAACTTCACTACTTTGAGCAAGTAAAGTCATAGATGCTGATGCAGTATTTGCAATTGTAATAACTGATGGATCTGATGCATGTGTATTAACCAAACGTACTACTCTAGATGCAGTAATTGCAGCAACAGTAGCGGCACTCTCAGTATTTAAAGGCTTGATTATCATTATCCTAAAGTGAGTCTTATTATTTATTTATGATTATCATTACTCTTCTTCTTGTCCCACATCAGAAGAGGATTCTGATTCAACTTCGTTTTCTAAGTCGAACATTTGAGAAACAACTGCTGGTCTGATTGTTTCAATCCTTTCCATTGCTTTTTTCATCAATGTATCTTTGATTGCATCACTTGCTTCGACAGAATCACCAGATGCAATCAAATCAATTAAGTTATCCATTTTAATTAAAGTTAGTTAACTAAAAATTATTTATATCTCTCCCGTATTTCCCGCATCTGGTTCCATGATTTGTTGACCCATATCACCAGAACTTACTCCAGGTTGTTGTTCTGGCATTGGTTCTTCCTGTGGGATTTGTGATTGAACAGTGATTTTTGGATCTAATACCATACCATCACTAATTTCTTTATCCATTTGTTTGCCAATTTCTATAATTTCAGAATCAGTCTGCTTAAGAATCTTAGTCTTTACATATTCTAATGAGAAATATTTGCCAAGATATGGTTCAATAGAACCAACTGCTGCTAACTTATCATTAAGAATTTCTGTTTCTTTTAGTTCGGCAAAATGATTATCATATAAGAAATCATACTGAATATGATCAGATAACTTTTCCCAATCATCTAGAGAAACAATATTCTTTAGTATTAGCTGAGTTTTCAGCATATCATTAAACAGTGAGGTAAATCTCTTACGCAATCTACCTACAAATTTTGTAAATCTAACTTCATCTCTTAGAATTTCTGATGAACGTCCTAAACTAAAACCACTGCTACCATTAGTTCTAGTTTCAGGAACATTAAGTGAACGGAAAAGTTTTTTCTGGAAGTACTCAATATCTGCTAGCTCACCGAGGTTTTGTCCACCAGGTAGAGTAGTGATTTCAGTTCCTCTACCACCTTCACGACGAGGAAGCCAAAAATCCTCAAGCATTGCCATATATTTTCTATCATCTTTAACTTCACCAGTATCAGCATTATAGACTAACTTATTTGTATAACGATTCATTACGTCACGCAAGTATTGTTCTGCTTTAATCTTTGGAAGATTACCAACGTCAATGTAAAAAATTCTGCGTTCTGGTGCTCTAGATATTCTATAAATTACAAGTGAGTCTTCAATCATTCTTAATTGATTGAGAGACTTGATTGCTTTATGGAGATATGATAAGACAGTTTGCTTATTTCTATCTACTAGTCCAGATGTTACATGACTAATTGAATCTTTTGATAATTTAACTGATTTTGATTTTGAATTATAATTCATTCCAACTGATAATCCAGAACCAGGAGATGGATCATACTGATAGTATTCTTCCATTTCTGGATTTACCATCTCTGTATTATCATTGTTTGTCAATGAGCTTCTTATAGCAGCTTCTACTGTTTTTTTATCACTTTTTAGTTTTCTAATTAACTTTATCTTTAGTGGATCAACATATCTTACTTCTTTGATTCCATCTTGTGGATTTTTCATATCTATTACCTTATGATAATAGATTCTTCCATCAACATACCAGTTCCTAAAAATTTCATGAGACTTCTTATCAAAGTCCATGATTTCTTTAATGTATTTAAACTCGTCTCTAATAGCCTGCTTTAATTTATCCGATGCAGGTAGATTAGAAAGTTCTAGTTCTACTGGTGAATCATGTAAATCAGATACAATTGCTTCATCAACAATATCTTCAATTGCACTATCACACTCTGGGTGTAGTGCCATTTCTCTATATCTTCTTATTAAATCTTGCTCGTTTTTATAGACTCCTTCAATATCAACATATTGACCATAGAATCCACTAGAAACAAAGTAATTTGATTTATCTTCATCATTAGAAATAATGGGAGAGACAACTTTAGTATTTTTGTTGCTCTCCCCACCATCAAATTTAAAACCAAATAATTTAGGCATTTTAATATACTAGACCTTTTTAGTATTTATGTGGTCTCACTTGTACCTAAAATGGTGGACTCATCAGAACCCCTTAGAGCATCCCACCACTGAACTTGTAAGTCAACTGTAAATTCTTCAACAGAGTCAGCAGCATCATATGATAGTTCAATTGCACTGACATTAGTTGGGAAAGTTCCGTAGAACTTATAAACCTTAAGGACAGGCATTGTATCCGAAGTTGAAGGTAATGCACCAGAAGTAGAATCTGCTGCAGGAGTTCCTCTTCCAAGTTGACGAACAATCATTTCTGTCTGATAAGCAGCAGGAGTGATAACACCTGCATTATCGTCATGACGGTTGATGAAATTCATCCACATTTCAAATGCATCTCTGATTTTGAAGTTGGTGTCATTAATTACAGTGATTGTCCAAGGATCGAATGTTCTATCACCAGCAATCTTTAGATTTCTTCCTCTGAATGGAATATCAATAACATTTACATTAGAAGCAGGCATTTGTGCTGCTTTAATCATAAATCTGAAATCATCATCTACCTGAACATCAGTAAGACCTGCTGGAAATTGAACTTCGCATTCAAATAAATTGGGTCTTGCACCACCACCAACTAATCTTGATTTGAAGTCGGTAAGTGTTCTGGAACTATAGGTTGGAGTGTTTGTTGTGTTTGAGTTGGACATTTTTAGTTACCTTTACTTTAATTAAAACATTGGATATTACGAAAAAAAATCAGACATTACCGACAACTTCAGTAAAGCTAACACCACTGCGTGTAGCAACAAATGTTAGTCCAATAAAGTTGATTGAACGGGCAGGTTTTACAAAAATATCAGCAACTAATTCATTACTATCTATCACTGCAGGTGTATTATTTGACCTATCGCAGACAACTAAGAATTCTGAAACACCCCTCTTTGCTTTAATGTCACGAAGGTAAGGCTCAACAATGTTAATAAAGTTTGTTCTAGTAACTTCATCGTTAAATTCAAATAATTGAGCTCTAGATGCCTTGGCAATTGCCCTCTCTATTGTGAGGAATAGTCTACGAACATTGATTCTATCAAAAGCAGATCCATAAGAAAGTGCGGTTTTATCACCAAATAAAATTATTCCTTGACCTGAAGCAGAAATAACTGGATTGATTCTCTTAGTATATAACTCATCTCTTTGAAGTTGAGAAGGATTATATGCAAGTTTAATTGCATTATTAATTGTGCCTCTATTTGGACCTGCAGGTGAGAACCAAGGATATTGGTCAATTGCTGTTCTTGCCATCAGACCAGCAATATCTGAATTGCACTCCATGTAAACGAATTCATTATTAAATCTATCTAATGTGTACTTGATTCCACTATCAAGTACAGCATATGAAGAAGATGAAATTGGGTCAAAGAAATTAATTATGTTAGTTGTTTGATCGTTAGATGATGTAATATTAACTACATCAGCTTTGTGTGGTGAAATACATGCAATACAATCCTTTCTTTCTTCAGCAATGCTAATAAGAAGATTTGCTTTTGCCTGAGATTGGTAAACAGTATCACCACCAGAAGGTCCCATAATTAAGAAGTTTACATCAAACTCAGCAGGATTTCTAAACAGTTCATAACCAGCATTAATATTTCCTAAAGTTGCATCCATGCCACCATCTGTGGAGTAATCAAATCCACTAGATAATGTGTATGACTTATTTCCGATAACATTAAAAGTAGTTGATTGTGCTTCAGTACCAAAAAGACCAGAAGTAAGACTAAATGTATCTCCTGATGCAACTAAATCAGAAGCAATGGATGATGATAGATATCCATTGTATACAAATGCAGAATATGTTTTAATATAATTTTTTACATAAACTCCCTGATAAGGAGATACTCTTGCATCAGATGCTTTAGATACGAATGTATGCTTTTCTAATATGTTTGATGCTGTTCCAGTAACTTTTCCACTATCATCAATAAGAATCACATGCAAACTATCATTTTTTGAACTTCTTTCTGTAGCATATTCAGAAGTTATTGGTTTTGGTGCAATTGACTTCCAATAAACTGTTGAATTAGTTATATCTAATGTTTGAGAATTATACCAATCAGATATAGTAGATTCAGCAGAAGGAAAACTAGCAGTAGTTGCCCCAGCATCAGTTACAATATTAAGGATGCTAGACCCTGAAATGAATGATTTTGTTGGAGAATTTTCTTTATAGGAAATTTTTTCAAAATTACTCTTTACATTATTATTATCCTGTTTATATCTATCGGTGACTCTTACATACATTTCCTCGTCACCAAGTCCTGTAATAATTCCACGTATGTAACCATCATACTGCACAACTTGACCAGCAGTTCCTGCTTCACTTCCTGTTATGCCCTGAACTACTGATTGACCCACTTGTAAATTTGTGGGTGTTGTTGTAGTTACAGATCTAGTAAAATCAAAACTTTCACCTGTTAAAGGTGAAACGTTTGTAGATACGTCTTGTGCTCTTAAAACTATGGAAGATGAACCGATTGATGTGATAACACCCCCACCACTAGTAAGATTAGAGTTGCTTACAGAATCAGATACAGCAAGCAATGCCGTAGAAATTCCAGTAATGGTTGTTGCTGCAATTCCGATATCACCGGTTAATGTTGCTACAGCATTAGATGTAGTAACTACAGTTGCTACAGTTGCAATTCCAGAAATTGTTTGATCTGCAAAACTATCAATTACGCAAACTTTTATACCATTTGCCCAGGTTCCTGGAGTTTTTGCTGCAAATTCCCAGGTAGTATCATTTGTATGATTGGTATCAAAATCTTCTACGGAATCAATTTTTAGAGTACTCAGAGATGCACTATTTGCCGTTAACAGTGTATCTCCATCTACTCTAACAACACGAAGTACACCACCATAAGAAAGAAAGTTTGAAGCACTTAGCCAAAAAGTATTTTGTGCATCTTTAGTTGTTGGTTTTCCAAATACATCAATTAAATCGGACTCTGTTTCTATTAGTACTGGAACATTTACTGGTCCTTTTTGGAAAGGACCAGTAATCGCACCAACTTGAGCAGATACACCATCGATTCTGCCTGTGGTTAAATCAACTTCCCTTACACTTACACCAGGTGACGCTAAATTTACTGTCATGTTTTTTTCCCCTCTGATGAAATTCAGTTA